AAGACAGGATTTCGAGTCTTTTTGCCGCGCATCATGGGCAAAAAACGGGCATATAAACGGTAATCTTAGGGCCATTTATGTGGAAGATAAAGCGTCAGGAACCGGGTTAATTCAAGAGTTGTCCGGCAGGGTTCAGCCGAGGATCACACCTGTGCAGCGCTCGATTGATAAATTCACAAGAGCGATGGATTGCCAGCCGCATCATGCGGCTGGTTGTATAGTCCTACCTTACGGCGATCAACACAATTACGAATTTGTTTCCGAAGTGTCCAGCTTTAGCGCGTCAGACACACATAAGCACGACGATCAAACAGACGTTATGATGGATGCTATTGATAAAGTTATCATTTCGCAGCACACGTCACCAAGATCGGGCATCTACGTACCATCTCGCAAACGTCGCGGCTAAATAGTATACTGAGTTAAATTATGAGGGTTTAAGCAGATGATCAATCCGCGATTACAAGTATTTATTAACGCGCTTGCTGATAGTATATCGCTAAGAGCGACAGGGCAGCGAGACACAAAGCACACGCAAGCGTGGGATGATTACGGCTATAAAATAAATCTTGAGTTTAACGACCATTTCCAGATGCAGCGAAGATTTGGCATTGCGCGCGCTGGTATTCGTGTCCCCGTCGAAAACTGCTGGAAAGAGATCCCAAAAATACACCAGGGAGATCTGCAGGATGGCGAATCAAGGCGCTATGAAACGCAGTGGGAAAAACAAGTATCAAAAGTATTTAAAAAGTCTAGCCTTTGGCGAAAACTGCGTATCGCTGACGAATACCAACGGGTTGGGCATTACGGCGCTTTTATTGTACAGGTAAGGGGCGCTCAATACGACTGGTCAATGCCACTTGGAAGCATTAGCGACCGTGATATTGTTAAGTTTATCCCTGTTTACGAAGATCAGTTGAAGCCCGAATCTTGGGAAAATGACGATCGCTCAGAGCGATACGGCCAGCCCTTGACATACCGATTTCAGGAGTCAGAATTAATTGACGACATCGAGCAGGATAATCGTAACCGAGCTGTTACCGTCCATCACTCGCGAGTGATTATTTTCGCCGAAGGCGCTGACGATGATTCTATTTATGGCGTTCCAGCCAATGAGGCTGGGTTCAACGACCTGGTAACGATGGAAAAAATCATCGGCGCGGGCGGCGAGGGATTTTGGAAATCTGCGGCCATGAAAACCGTTTTTACCGACAAAATCAAAGACGGGCAAGCGCCAACTGCTGATGAAATTGACGACATGGACGAGGCCATATCCGACTTTGTTAAGGGGCTGGATAAGCATTTGATGGCGGGCAATCTGGACCCTAAAGTGCTATCAGTCGCAATGGCCGACCCTAAAGAGCACTTTATGATCGCACTTCAGTCATACTCCGCATCAATTGGCGTTGCTTCAAAGCTGCTGGTTGGGTCGCAAGAAGGCAGGCTGGCAGCCGATCAAGATGGCAAGTTTACGTTGTCAGCATTTCAGAGCCGTTGTGAAAACTGGTGCTCACAAATGATTTGCTCAGTCATTGACTGGATGATGGCGCACCGAGTTATTGAGCAAACAGATTATACCATTGAGTGGCCGGACCTGTTAGCGCCCAGCGACAGTGACAAACTGACCATCGCTGAGAAAATGGCCAACATCAATCAGAAAATGCTGGCGGTCGGAGAGGCTCCTTTTACGTCTGATGAAATCAGAATTGCATCAGGCTATCAAGAGTTAGATCCAGAGTTGGACATGAGCGCAGATGAATCCATCGAGGAGTGATGCTGATCCGACCAGGCAGGCTGGTAATCGCCGAAAAGCAATAGCGGATTTAAAGCGCAGGCTAAACAGCGCCAAGCGCGAGGTGCTCGACGTTTTTTCGTCTGTACCAGTAACAAACAGGGTTACTTATATTTATGAGATTGACCCTAGCCAGTTATTGACTGTTGACGACAGAATAAGACAGATAATTAATTACTGGCTTGAGACTCAAAGCGAGGATAAGCCAGCGCGATACTTTTTTGACGCTTACGGGACAAGGGCTGCAACGATGGGTGTTGGTGATTCAGCCGCCAGAGTCGCCCCGCAACTGGAGATTGCTGGATTTTCAACTGCAACCCTTTCCCAACTGGAAATTGAAAACATCATCATGGGTTCGGCCTATCGCCGCGTTATCGAGCTTATCCATGCGCGGGCGTTTAACGAGATGAAAGGCTTCGTTGGCGATACGGCAAGGGACTTGTCGCGAGTACTATCTCAAGTTGTGCTCGATGGTAGATCGCCAAGAGAGGCGCAAAGACAAATAATCAAGCAGTTCGATCAGTCGGTTGTAAGGGCTGAGCGAATCGCCAGGACTGAGATCAATCGAGCGTATAACGTTGCGCGAAACGAGCAAAACAAAGACGTCAAAAATCGGCTGGACATAAATCTTGTTGTCGCGCACAGGTCGGCCCTTTTGCCAAACGGCAGAACGCGGAAATCGCATGGCGAAAGGCACGGCAAGATGTTTACCATGCAAGAGCAGGACGACTGGTGGGCTGAGGGTGCTAACCGCATAAACTGCTATTGTGGCGTGATAGAGGTGGTGCTTGATAAAAACGGCAAGCCCTTCGATCAAGGACTTATCGACAAAATGGAAAAACAGCGTAAGGCGTGGTTTTAGAAATCTCACTCAGACTCAACGAGCCTGTATCTTTAACCTTGCCTTTACGCCATGCCTTGCAAAGAACTTTAATTGTTCCAATTGCTCTTTATTTAATCGTTTAAATGGTGGCGGATCAACTCCTTTCATCATAAATCCAACTTGCTGATTAATGTAAAAGTTTAGTATTTCTGATGCAATAATTTTAGTCTCTTTATAATTCTTCATTAAAGAAAAACCAAGAAATTCAACGTTGGTCATTTTCAGCCCTTACCTTATCAAACTTCACCCGCCACTTTGCGCGATTATCAATAATTTTGATGTGCCAAGATGGCTTGCAAGTAATCGTGATGTTTGCGCTCGCAGTGCAGCAGTAAATCCATGTTTATGTGTCGTAGGGTTTTCATGTTAGCCATTGCCGTCGCCATAGCAATAGCCATAGCCATCACCGCCGCCATAGCCATAGCCATCGCCGTCGCCATAGCCATCGCCGCCGCCATAGCCATCGCCGCCGCCATAGCCATCACCGCCGCCATAGCCATAGCCATCGCCGTCGCCATAGCCATAGCCATCGCCATGCGGGAATTCGGCATCAATCAGCCCGTCATCAAACAATACTATTTTACTGCTCATTGTATGGTTCCACTTTTGCAAATGAGTCAACGCAAACTTGCGTGACCGGGATGATCTCACAAGCATCCTGAATAATAATAAGTGGCAGCTCGTTTTGTATGCGCACTGAGCGTCATTTGTTTTGCGGCCCACCACCGCCACATTCTGCGCGAGCGAGAAAGCGTAACCACCCGACCCTCAAAATGCTCAAGGTATCCAAAATGGACTCCTGCATCCTTGGCTCGAACAATTACGGGCTTGCCTTTTAGTTGGTGATCCCATTCCGCATTATTTGCGGCGACTGGCTGCTTGTCATCTCTAGATGACAAAAGCATTTCAATCAGTTTTACGATTAGTTCTTGATTCATTTTTTTTACACTCCTGTTTTGATGTGATTTATTTATACGCCACAAAGCTGGCGCGAACAACTCCGACCAGTTGACTACTCCGACCAGTTATTTGATACTTGACAAGTATGTGATATGATTGCTAGCAACGCTTACGGGATGACGCAGAAATGGCGCATATATCGTTTTTTACTAATGTTAAAAGCTCTCAAATCAAAGAGACTGAAACGCACTTTATGATCGAGGGGGTGCCGGTCACCGTGGATGACGCGGTGATGAATGGTTTGCTCTATAGCGCAGAGCATAACCGCGCTGGGATGCCTACTATCCGCGACAGAGTTATCACCCTTGGTCACCCGAGGACCGCTAATGGATCAGGTGCTGATGCTTATGCCGGGGAGTCACTGCAGAAGTTTTATTCTGGCGGCCACATTGAGTCAGTTTATGCCGATAACGGTGTCTGGCGCGTTAACATCTCGATCAGCAAGGCGCTTTTGCGAGCACAAGACGAAGCGCAAAACTCAAACTTTTATGACCGATTAGCCAATAAAGAGCCTATTGGTGTCTCGACCGGACTTTATACCGAGGTTGATGCAACCCCAGGCACTAATGCAAAAGGCGATGAATACACCGGTATAGCTACCAAGCAGCAATATAATCACTTAGCTATGCTGGACGCTAACGAGCCGCCTGCTGGTGGACAAGATACTTTTATGCGCTTTAACGGCAAAGCTGAGCAAGACGCCGTTATCAACCTTGTCGATTATATGCCTGACTCAATTCCGCAAGACTCGGACGATGACAAGATCGAACCCGAAAAAGACGAAGTGCAATCATTTATCACCAAATTTTTAGCGATGCTTGGTATCGCTGGAATGTTAAAAACTAACCAAACTGAGGTAAACGCGATGCCAGACATCAAAAAAATGATGCAGGCCCTCAAAGACAACGGAACATACAAAGACGGTATGTCCGATGACGATGTGAAGGCTGCATACGAAAAGATGACCGCTAAGAGCAATGCGCAGGAGCCGCAAGGCATCGCGCAAGAGCAGTTAGCAGACTTAATCAAACAGGCAGTAAACGCCGCAGTTGAGCCATTAAACGCTCAAATCGGCGAACTAAAAAGCCAGCTTAACGCTAAAGATGA